AGCAACAAAATCGGATTCTATTGCTGGAGATTCTACAACTGATATTGCATCAATTCCTGATTCTAAATTTTCTTCGTCTATAAATAGTTCTACTATATCCATATTATTACAATAATTTTTAATGTTATTTGTTATATTGAAGCTCCTTCTACTATATTGTTCTGTAAACTCTGTGCTGAAGTAACATCATTTGCAACAACATAAGCTTGTACTGGTTCTTGTGTTTGACCTGCAACAGCCTCAGATAATACACTTGTTTGACTTGCTCCAACTACGTTAAAAGAAGGAGGTGCTGGTGAAGATGTTGGAACAGATGGGGGAGCGGATGGTCCACTTGTGCTTCCACCACCTAAAGATCCCGCAACTGAATTAGACTTAGATACAGCTTGCTTTATTGCTGAAAAAATTGATACAGCTTGAATACCATAACCTATTAACAATGGTATGTTTTGTGGAAAACCAACCGATGCGGTTTTAGCAGTACCAGCAGCAACAGCAGCAGATGATTCAGCAGCTTTTAAACTTGAAAATGTTATAGTTTTCTTTGCTTGCATTAACATCTCTTTAGCGTTTGTTAATTCTCTAAATATCAAAGCAGCTCTTCCAACTGTACTTTCTGCATTTACTAATCCAATAATAGCATCAGTAGCAGCTTTCTTAGCATTAACCCTTTCTTGTTCAAGTCCTTTTATTCTTTCGTTGTTCTCCTCTTGTTTAGCTAAATCTTCCTCGTTAAAACCATCATTTAATTCTTTTAATTGTGACTTATATAAACCCTCCGCTTCCAATAACAAAGCATCCTTTTCAATTTTGTCTGTTACCTCTCTGTCTATTAATTCTTTTTTAGCCTCATAGTCGTTTAAAAGTTCTTGTCTTTCTATCTCTCTTTCTGATTTGCCTATTAAAGCTATTTCTTGGGCTATTTCTTTTTGTTCTCTTAATAGTGAGTTAGTATTGGTTTGTTGTTCACTTCTAAAACCTGTTATTTGAGCCTCAATACCTGCTTGCTCATTTAAAGCTTCTTGATATGCTTTTTGCAATTCAATACTTTCTTTGTTTTTGTCTAACTCTACTTTCGCTCTTTCAACCGCTATTGCAGCATTTGCTTGCATTGCTTTTTCTTGCTCATCTAAAACTAAAGCTAAATCTTCATTTGCTTTTATTCTTTCCTCAATGCTTTTAGATTCGTCATCTCTAGTTTGTCTAAGTAGTTCTGCTTGTCTGTCATACTCTTCAATTAAACCTTGGTTTTTAACCATAGCTAATTCAGCTTGCTTTGCTAGTTCTACATTTGCTTGGGCTGATTTCAATGTCTCAGTAGCATAATCAGTAACTGCAGTTGTTATAGATTTAACACCTTCTGTAATTTTATTTGCTGAATCATCAACACCTGTAAATACATCAACCATTTCTTTGCCTGCATCTTTAACAGAATCAATAGCACCTGCAAAGTCACGTTCAAATAGTTTTTTAAGAGCCGTACCTAAGTAGCCCACTACTTCTAACATTGAATTAAATCTTTCAATTATATTAGCCTGTATTAACTTACCTAGATCTTTAATAGAACCTAAAGGGTCTTCAAATATAGCTTTAAAAAATCCAGTTATAGAAGTATAATTATCTACAACAAAATTAGCAAAGTCATTAAAAGCAATAGACAAAACTTCAAAAGTCGTACTAAATAAATCTGCTACTTTTTGATTCTCTTGCATTATCTGAGATAGCTTTCCAAATGCTGCTAATAGTAAACCAATACCAGCTGCTTTAATTGCAACCCCGATACCCTTTATGCCTTTAGAAGCTTTTTTAGCTCCACTATCTATAGATCCAAAACCATCACCAGTTTCTTGGACTGCTGTGTTAAGATTTTGTATTCCTTCTTTTAGGTTTGCAATATCCTTATCAGCCGCACCGGTTTTAGCTTCTAATTCAATAGTAACTTTCTTTGCCATTATTTTTGGTTTTTAAATTGTTTAAATAATTCTTTAAAGCTACTAGGATATTTATATTTCCCTTTAGCTATTAATATCAATTCGTTGTTTGATTCAGCTATTTTTAAAGCTTCTAATATATTTGCTATCATATCTTTAATCTGTTGTTTCAAATAAATCCGTAGGTATTCCAAAAGCATCTTGACCGCTAATAAGATATTGAGGTTCTATGCTTATTTTATAAGTTATACCAGAATCCAAACCTGTCACAGCCGATGTTAAATCAGAAGGAGAATTAAAGTCCACAAATTCACCATCTTTATAAATTCCGTAACCCAATATATTAGGCTCTGATTGTAAAGAATCCCACTCTAAAATTACTGAACTAGACGTAGTTCCTGTTGAGTTAAAGTTTTCTACTCTTGGTAGAAATCCTGATTCATTATTTTCTAATTGTGAAACGCTTTCAGATAATGTATATAATTCTAAAGTACTTTTATTAGTTAATAGATTTGTTTTAATAGTGTTTATTCTATATAATGTATTAGCTATTGTAAAAGTGTCGTTTAATTTTAGGTTTAGCACTATTGATAACGGTAAATAAGCATCAATTTTTAGTACCCTGCCCTGTCTATTATATACATCAGTAATATAATCTATATAATATTTACTAAATAAATCAGTTCCTTTAGATTCCCTAAAATATTCATCTATCTCTGTGCCAAAATTTAATGTAGAACTAGAGCTAACCACGTTACCGCTTGTATTTACATACACTTGGCTTGGTCTATTATAATAGTTTATAGTTTCCAATCCTGTGCCTGCTGCATTTCTTATTTTAATTTGACTAGGGTTATATTGTCTTTCTATATACAACAATAAAGGTTTTCCAATAGTAGGTTTAAAATCTTTGTCTAACATAGCACCTTGTCCTATATTTGTTAAAGAACCTGTATCTTCATTACTCAACCTCTCGTACATCATTTTTTCAAAGTCTAAACTTATATCGTAGTTCCCACCATCCCAATCATTATTCCCTACTTGTTCGTGTGCAAATTTAACACCGTTTATTTCTTCTGCTTTTTCTACTAAAAAACTTTTTTTACTTTTAAAATCAAATGTTACATTTTTAAATTGTTGTAGTTTTTCTATTGTAGATTTTTCAATATCAACATACTTGGTAATTTCATAAGTAACTCCACTATTATAAAAGTCGCTTAACGGTAAAACTTTCATTTTATTACCATCTTTAAAAGCTACTAAATTAAACATCTTAAATATATTTGTTAAGAAGTCTATAACTTTCATTTTTGGCATTTGATTACCTACTATAAATTTATTTGCCAAACTTAAATTTGGTGCTGTATAAGTTCCAGTAGTATCAGTAACCTGATACCTACTTCTCCTATTTGAGCTTGTAACTGTGGTTGAAAACGATGTTAAGCTAAAACTATCTTTTGATATTAAATCTACATAAACATCAAAAAGCCCTCTACCATAATTATAAACATTAAAATTTTGATTTATAGTATAACTTGTTGAGCCAGTATAATCAGTTCTTAATAACTCTATATTATCAGATGCTCTACGAACAACTAAAGTAAATTCATCAGATGCACTTGATGGAGTAATGTTAAACTGCATAAACACAGTTCGCTCTGCATAATCGCCATAAGAATAAAGAATTCTATTTATATAAGGTTGTCTTACTTCTTGACCGCTAGATAACTGAAAGTTATTTGCTTCTGTTGTATTTTTACCAAACCTATTAGTTATAATAGTTTGACCGCCACCCTCTTCTGATTCACTTGGGAATCCCTTAACTCTGTGAAGCCATAGCCATAAATTATTGAAATCCGTTGTATTTAAAAACTCATTACTAAATTGTATTTGAGGTACAGTATCTTGTATAGCTTCAATTATTCTACGAACTTTTATAGCGGGTTTTAAATCAAAAGGGGTTAAATATTCATCTGTAATAGCATCTTTATAACCGTTGTTTGTATATCTCATATTTTTACTATGAGTTATTAATGGTACACATACATCTAGGCTTTCAGGTTCTGTTATAAATTTACTTCTAAGGTTATTATAGTCGTAGTCAAAGTTTAAAGAATCTGGGTACTCTAAAGAACTTAATTCCCTATCGTTTAACAAGTCTTTTAGCTCAACCGTTTCCCCAAAGAAAACTAATTTGTAAGTGTTTGGATAATTATCTTTTAAAGATACACCATTCAATTTTAACTTACCTTTTTTATAATCAGCACCGTTTAACTTTATTAATGCATCGGCTTTAAATCTAGCATCAAAACTATTAACTACATTTGGGTTTTCGTAATGCTTAAATATTTTAGAATTATTTTTAGAAGCAGGTACACTAAATTGTTGAGAGAATGCAGTAAATATTTTGCTTGGGTCTTTTAAGTTTTTAATACTATCAGTTATACTTACGCTTTCATCTTTAAATAAATCTAGTTTATTAAATACACCGCCTATCTCGTACTTTGTTATTTCAGTAGGAGTTAATATATTACTAGATATAGTTATATTATTTGATGTAATAGATGTTATACTTGATGTCAAATCTAAATCTGGAAAGTATATAGAATCATCTACTGATATATCAAAATCTGTAAAATCTAAGCTATAATCAATTAAGGTATTTACATTAAAAGCAGTACCAGTACTATTGACCCCACCAGTTTTTATATATAATTCTATTATTTGCATATTATCTAATATTGTTTATAACGTCAAAAGCGTAATCTATACTTATAGTGTAATTAATTAGCTTGTCATTTAAGTGAGTTTTATATGCTAATTCAGATGAGGATATATTTATAGGTAATGTTTTGTTATTTACCTCAATCCAACAATCTTCGCTAAGTTGCATTTGCTTAAAAACCTCGTTGTATTCTTCGGGATAAAACCCTGTATTTAAAGTTAGTTTTTCACTACCATTTTTAGTAAGTATCTTATTCTGATGGTTGCTTATATTGTAAGCTCCATTTACTATTATATTACGCTTAAACTCTTCTTTTTTAGTTGTTAGTGTTTCGTTTGTTCTTTTGAAAAACCACACGTCTTGAAGAGCACCATACTTATTTATGAATGTTACTTTGTAAGGTTGGTATTTACATTCCTCAATATTTTTAACTTTGATTAAATCAACACCATCAACCCCATCTACATAAATAGTGTCAACAGGGAATATTTCAAACTCATTACTAAATTCAGTTAAACACTTGTTACCCTCAAAAGTACCGCCATCCTGCACAACCCTATCTTCAAATACATCAGAACCATTAATAGTATTTGTAACATATTCTATTTGTAAGTTATTTTGTGTACTGCTTGAAATTGACTTATTGTATATAAGTTGGTTATCTGAATAAAAAGCTACGTTTGAAGTATTAGAAGTATCAACGGCTAAATTTACAGGTGCATCGTCTAGCTTAACTATTGTTTTATTTGACTGTAATAGACTAGAATCATTTTGTGGATTTTCGGCTTCATCAAAATAACCATAACCGTAAAAGCCTGTTAAACCAGTAAAACCGCTAGGGGTTTGAGCTACACCATTAATAAAATTAGTCGTTCTATAATCCACCCAATAATTATCGCTTTGATAAATACCGCTAAAAGAATTTTGAAAATAATCTTTAACTAATTCGCTAATCTCAACTACAGATATATTTTGAACCGCAAAAGATTGTAAAGAGTAAGTTGGGCTAGATGGTCTATCTGTGGATTGTGTGCCTGTATATATGTATAAGTCTAAGGTTGTGCTGGTTAAGCTATTTACAGTTCCTGTACTTATATAGTATGGACTACGTGCGTTAATTTTTGCCATTTTATATTAATTTGTTAATGTCATTTTCAAATGCTACTCTTAAATCATCTGGTAATCTATCAAAAGCTTTCTCAAATGGTTTTGTAAAAAACAAACTTGCTTTTATACCTTTGTCAAATATGCTTCTTGCTATTAAAAATCCTATTGTGTTATAATTACCTTTTTTAAATCTTCCTTTAGAGTCCCTTAATCTTATATTTTTTTTCTTTGCCCACAACGATAATGGTTTTATTGGTGGCATTTTATTTGTAAACTTAAATGGTGATCCTGAAGTAGCTTCATCTGCATAATATGACTTTGCTCCTCTAACACCTTTGTCCTGGAACATACCATAGTCTTCCATTTCAAAATATAAACGAAAACCAGCAGGGGATTTATCAATGAATCCAGCTAAACTATTATACAACTCCCTACTATTGTTCTTGTCACTCTTAGATAGGTTTGTTCTAGCTTGCTTTATTACATAGTTTTTAAAATCTTTTAATGCATCCTCGGTTCTCTTTAGCATATCGTCATATCGTTTTGAACTAATACATTGAATGTAGCTGTCCAACCAGCGAGTTTGTTTTCAAAGTTATCTACAAAAGGCTCACAGTTAACATCACCATCTAACTGATACAATTCATCATATAAAGATCCTCTTTTTAGTAAACCTGATAATCTAGCTATAACGTTCAATTGAGTATTTAAAACATCTTGCTCATTATCATTACCTACAAATATATCTGTTACAGCTTTCTTTGATATATCTACTATGTCCATACACAACACTGATATATTAAATAACACAACAGGACCTTGTATTGTACTATTGTTAACTATAATATGTGATAATGGATATACGTTTTGTTTGTTTAAATCTACATCATCAAGATTTCCAAATGATACCGTATTAACAAATGGTTCAGCACCTAGTGTTTCTTTTATTTTAGTTGTTAAGTTATAAAATCCTTTCATCGTTTCATTTTAGATTTAATCATATTTGATTCTATTTCATTTTTTTCTTTTTCAAATGCCATAAACATTAAGCACTTGTGAACATTGGTGTTCTCAACAATATCGAACTTTTGAAGATCTCCGCCACTAAGTCCATAGATTGATTGATACCATCCCCATTTGGCTGCGAAATTTGCTTTTGCGCTGTAGTCTTTGCTGTTTCCTTCATTAAATAATTCAGGGTAGTTTTCTGCAATTCGCTGTTTAAACGGTAAAAAAAAACAAGAGCTCCTAATGCTGCACTTAAAGGCATCTTACTCATATCAAACTTTTCTGGTTCGTACTCTTCAATATCGTACTTATTTAAGCTTTTGATTTTAACTGGTCTAAATAAAACCTCCATAGCCTTATCCATATTTTTCCAGTCTCCCATGTAAGTATCTAATGTAACATACTCACCAAAAGTCATGTCATCTAATTTAGGTATAAGGCCAAACTCTGTGCTACCCATTTTAAAGAACCTATATAACTTATAGTCATCATTAAAGAGATCATTAAAGTGTACTAGAGTGTCCTGAAGATCATTGTACTTTATATTTGCTACGTCTTTTAAATCTATTTTGCAAAATATCTCAATCATTTTTTGTTGAACAAACAAATCTAGATCTTTGCCTTCAGATACCCCTAAAAACTTTTGGTATTGTCCTAAAGTTATTTCTGATAAATTTTCAGGTATAAATATATCTACTTTCATATTAATACAATAAAGAACTCTGATAATTGTATAAAACAAAAGAGCAATCATTTCTGACTGCCCTCTATTATTAATGTGTAATATATATTTAACTATGTTCGTACATGTACTTATATAACTCTAAAATCTTTCTAGTCATACTTATATCCTGCTTATATAGATCATTACCTGTTTGTGTTCTACCTTCTTTGTATATTTGAATCTTAACGTAGTTTTTATAACCATACTTTTTATCTACTACTATTGGATATATTTTTATGTTGTTATTAATACACCAACTCATTGCTTCTATTTCTGAGATACTTTTCGAGGTATTCTTTATATAGCTTGTCATCTTTAGTTATTGTTTTTATGTTATTGTTTTTTTCTACCGTTATAACGTGTCTTAATTTCTTTATTACTGTTTTCATAATGTTTTTGTTTTTAATGTTCTATGCTAATATACAAATTATCTGTATACTATAAACAATTTATAAACATTTTAACAAAACTTTAACACTTACCAAATATGATACTCTCCTTTGTTTGGATTTTCTAATTGTGAAGTAATTGCATATCTCATAGCATCTATAGCATGATTATAAGCATCAATAGGTTTATTAAGAGTATTACCCATTTTGTCACTCATAAAAGTGTAGTTCCTTAATTCATTGATGAGGTTCTTACTTCTACTAGTTATATAGATCTTATTTTGATTAAGTAGATTTATGCCATACATTATAGAGTCCTTACCTTTCTTAACTGGTAATATACTATGTCCATAGTGGTTTAATTCAGCAATTGACTTTGGTTCAGCTGAATCTGCATATACTATATTTCTTATGTCATTTGATTTTATAAGGTTACTTATGTCATTGTTAAGCAATCCTTTTTTATATATAACCTCATCGAATATATAGCTATCATTGTATTTATACATAGCTACTAAGCTTGTCGGATCGTTACTATATCCAAAGTCCATTCCGTAACATAATATCCTTGCTTCGTTTGGTAGATCAATTTCTTTCCAATCTTTTACACATACACCTTCTAGACTTCCAGTTTGACCTAGTCCATATACCTTCCACCAGTTTTCCCAATAACTTGAATGCTTTGCTTTTTCTTTAGCTGATTCTATTTCCTTTATTATTGATTCAGGTAACGCCTCGTTGTCTAAGTAAGTTAATGTGATAAAATCCACATCATTAGTAGTTAACACCTCCTTGTCAACCCAAAATAAAGATGTTGGATTATAATCTAACCATATATCTCCTGATGTTCTAATAGCTAATTGATAATAAGAATCAAAGTCTACGTTGTTACATTCGTTAACATATAGTATTGTACGTCTTGCTCCTCTTAATTTATCTGGTTGATCTACTGAAAAGAATTCAATATAGCTACCATTTTGAAAAGTATATTTTAATGTAGACTTATTAAACTGTATATCCCTATAACGTTTAGTAGCCATCATTATTTTCAAGAAGTCTTTCAATGCTCCTCTTCTTAAATGAGGTATTGACTCACTAACTATTGATATCTCTAACCCTGGTTCTCTTATTGCTTTGTCTATAAGTATCGGGATGATACCAAATGTCTTTCCTGCTGACGTACCACCCCTGATAACCTTCACACGCTTTTTAAGAGCATATAATTTCTTTATTGCTGTAGTTACTACGAACTCCATTTAAGTGTCTTAGAGTTCAAATAAAGGTTGTTCTGTATTTAATGTAATGTCTTTTGTTTCTCTAGGTTTACCAGCGTAGTAATGATAAAACAATTGAACATACTTAAAATCACCATCTGCAATTCCAGCTTCTAATGCTTTAAATGCTTTTGGCTCTAATGGAGTTAATCTCTCTATTAGCTTAACTTCCTCAGCCTTTGGTTTTCTACCTGCTCCTTCTCTTGCTCCTCCGTTATTTCTCCTATTATCCATTTGAAATATATTGATTATTCAATTATACAATAAGTTTATCCTATAATTGTTAATACAATAGTCACGGTATATAATATTGTTATAAATATAATACCTGCCCAAACTCTTCTTTTTAAATTACTCATATTATTCAAAGTCTTCTGGCCAAATCTTTTGACCTATTAGTATAAATATTCTTGCTACTACTATCCATAGCATTACTCCTATTGCAAATTTAAAAAATTCCATATCTTATATTTTATTATCTATTACTTCTATTAAGTGTCTTAAATCACTTCTTTCCCATTCTCCTAGTTTTAAACCGTTTATTGAAAAATAATAATGATCTTTTTTTTCTGAGTTTTTTACTTCAATGTTTATATACATAATTTATTGTTTTACTTTATATTTAATTTCTTGTCCAACTCCTTCTCTCCACATATCTTCAAAAAGTGTTATGAATTGTTTAGCTGTTGTTACTACTCTCATGTCGTTAGTTCCATCTTGGAATTCAATCAGCAACTGAACTGTCTTTATTTTTTTCATTTGTTTCTGGTATTGATTGATATAATTTATCTAGCATCATATACATGTGTGCTATTACTTTTTCAATTTTTGCTAATCTTTGGTTTTGTGTTAATTGTTTTTGTTTCATGATAAAAATGGATTTTTAACTTTAGTATTTAATATAGCTCCTTTAACTTCTTTTTTATTTTCGTTTTGTATTCTTTCAATAACAGACGACAATGAATTTCTGTACGGGTTTACTCTAGTATTTATAAAGTCTTTTAATACCTCTTTGTCCCAATCAACCATATAACTATTCATCTCCTTTAATAAATGTTCAACATCAGGATCAACAACCTTCTCAGGTTTACTTTTCTTAGCTACTGGCTTTATAAAGTTTATGTCATTGTTTTTTAATATTTTATCATGTAAGATCTTATCCTTGTTATCTATAAGGTTAAACGTTTTAACGTGATGTAATATAGTACAGTGTTCTAAGTTTATTTCCTCGCCTATGATTCTATAAGTATACCCTAGTCCATAAGCTATTTTTGAAAATACTCTTTTAGCATCTACATAAACTTGCTTCCTTGTTTTTGTCGATATATCAATATCATAATAATCTTCTACTTCTTTTCTTAAATCCTTTAATCTCATTTTTTATTATTTTTATTTAGTAAATCACTTAATTTTATTAATTTAATTTCTTCTAATGCTTTTTTAATTCCTTTGCAAGCCAAGTAGTCTTCTATTTTTTCATAAAATTCTAATACTGACATTATTTGTAATACTGTTGCATTGTCATAATATACACTATTGTATGTTAAATCATAATAGTACTTAATTATCTCTTCATCTGTTTCTGGCTTTTTATATTGTACTTTAATTTCAGTTTGTATTTCTTTAACAATAGATATAGCGTCTTTGTAATCACCATTGTTTATAGCTTCTATTATTAAATCTAAATCTTCTAACAACTCAATCATTCAGTTCTTAATCTTAATAGGTTCCAACATTCAATATACTTCTGTTTAGCTTTGCCTTTATATTCTTGTTTAAATAATTCATACATTTTTTTAGTGTATTTATATTTAGAATCACAACCATCAAACCATTTACTAGCAAATACTTTTCCTTTTCCTTTAAAGTATTGTACATTATCAGCTCCATCACCTATTATCATTTGCTCATAAAAATTATACATAGCTTGTTTTTCTGATATATCGTATATTGTTCTATGTTTAAAATGGTAATTGTACATCAAACAAGGAAATTGCTTATAGTCTTTGTCTAAAGAAACAATCATAACTTTGTCTCTACCTATTTCATTTGAAATATTAAACCAATACTTAGCAACAAGATCATCTGTCTCTATTCCATAAGAATAAATACCGTCATATTGTTCTTTAACAAAACTATGCATCTGACTTAATAAAGGAGGCAGTTCTGTGTTATTTCTATTTGCCTTATATGTATTAGTTATTATCTTTCTAAAGTTCCCTTTAGATCCATTAAAGGTGTATATCTTTTCAATGTCATATAATTCCTCTAAGTCGTTAACTATTTTCATATATTGTTCATCAAACTTAGCGATGCTATCTTCTATTTTTCTATAGAACTTGTCATCACTTCCTTCACGCTTTGCTCTTAAACAACTCGCGAATATTAAACTATCTGCATCAATTAAAAGTATCATTAGTTTTTTACAAATGTTCCACCAATCATTTTACCTTGGCGATTCTTTATTTCGTTATAAGCTGAATCAATACAGTCTTCTATATTGTGACCTTCTATTTTAGCTAAGTTCGTTAAAACTACTACCATATCACCTATAGCATCTATTATTTCAGTAGTATCATTAGTTAATAAAGCTTTAGCTAACTCACCTGATTCCTCCATAAGCTTAACATATTGAGTATGTGAATTGCCTTTTTCATATATACCACGTTCTTTAGCCCACTGTCTAATATTATCATATATATTAACTTCTTTAGTACTATTATCTAACTCTAGCAATAATCTTTTTATATATACATATCTTTCATTAGAATGTTGAGACTTGTAATTATTCTTTAATATAAATTCTTTGTGATTTTTTTCTATGTTTAATATAGTTCCGTCTTTTAATTTAATAATATCAGGAATTATTATACCAGTTAGATTAGAATCTTTAGATCCTTTGAATGTAATTGTTTTCTCTGTAATGTGTAACATTGTTTTTGGTTTAAAATTATTAATAGTTTCTTTATAAGATCTTTTGTCTCTTTTATATCCTAGTTTATCTTGCCAAAAAAATTCTAGTCTACTAGCTACATCTATATCTTTTGTTTTGTCTAATATCTCATACTTGGAATAACCTTGTTCACTTTTTATTCTTTTAGCTGGATTTTTAGTACATCCAACTTTTACTCCGTCAATGTGATATATATAGTACATATTATTTTATTAACTCTGCTTTTATAAATTTATTGTGATTATAATTTAATAAAGAGTAGTTTTCGTATTTCCCTTGTAAAGTTGGAAGTTTATAAATATTCTCTTTATTGTATTCAATAACTTGAGACGTATGTGATTCATAAATATGTGCATCAGCTAAATTTAAACCTAAAATTGAAGGAGTTAAATTACACTCATCAGCTATAGTTTTTAAAAATAAAGCACCAACTATTATATCATAAGGCAATCCTAAGAATAAATCAGAACTCCTAAAGTGCATTGTCATATTTAACTTGTCATTAACTCGCACAAAATTAAATTGAGTATAACAGCAAGGAAGTGCTTGTTCTTTTAAGTCCGTAGGATTCCATAGCGTTATTAAAGCCCTACGTGAATTATTTTTAATTTCATTTACAACATAATCTATTTGATTAAATAAGCCATTAAACCGCCTTATTTGATACCCGTATACTTTGCCTAAACTATTGTTTTTAGCAAAATCGTCCCACCAAAATATATTGTGCTTATGCAAAAAATCAAGATCCGTGCGCCCTTCATATATCCACTTAAACTCAGCTAGGGCTTTTTTAAAAAATAATTTCTTACCAGTTAATATAGGAAAGCCTTCTTTTAAATCTATATTTAAACATTTATTAAATTGTTTATATGTCTTAACTCCTGTACGATTTTCACAAAGTTCTCCCTGCTTTAAAGTTTCATTTAATAAAGTTTTATACTGCTGTTCGAATATACTACTCATAACCATTATTTTTAAAGTTATCTAATGCAGCTATATATCCTACGCAATCTAGCATTGTATCTTTTTTTGTATTGTATGCCATTCTTGATACTTTTAAAGCTATCATACATTTATAAAAATCTTCTGTAGTTATTTCTTTGTTACATAATTCAGATGCAACACGAGCAGCCTTAGCTATTGAATTATCAATATTACCATACTGCCTTTCTTTTTCTTCTGCCCGATCAAATATAATTTTTTGAGCTTCTTTTAAAATATTCATAGCTTACTCTATATCTGCATTAAAGCATTCAACTGAGCAATAATAATCGCCATTTGTTTCTGAAGAGCAACAAGCACATAAAGCTTGTTCGTCTGGTTCATCAATGTAAATTTCTAACCAATTCATTTTGTTTTGTTTTAAAATTAATAATAAACAAATATAAACAAGTTATAGACAATAAAAAAATATTTTACTATTTATTTTCTTTATATTCGAACTTTAATTTTTCAATGTATAAAGTAGCATCCATTAATTCCTCTTGTAAATGTTGCAACCACTCTACAAAATTAAGATCACCGCGCTCCATAGTAGTACCATATTTCTTTCTACCTATAGTAGATCTAATATCATATAATGTTTTAACGTTTTCAACTATCATATCTTTTCTATGTGTTGTACTAGTTGTATTTGTAACGTATTCCATTTCCTCAAATTTTTTAATACTATCACTCATCTTCTCTTAATTTTCTTAATGATTCAACTGCTCTTAACTTAGCTTGCCTTTCTATTGATAATTTTTTTTCTAATATATCTATTTGCATACTTAATTGGTTAGTATGAATGTACATTTGATTTAAAGCTTTTATCAATTCACTTATTTGCTTTCTTTTGTCTCCATTAGAACTATCATAAAACTTTATAAATTGTTGTCCTAAATAATTGAAATTTGCTTCGTAAACTTGTTTTTGAAATAATGTCATTTGTAATTGTTATAAATTTTCTCTAATTCTTTAACCATAGATCTTACACAACTTGAACAAGAGCTAGTGTTTTTCTTTGTTCCAAATACTCTATTGTAAATTTTTAATAAATCTTTTTGATTTTTATTAGTCACAATATTAGTATTTCTTTTAAACCAATGTTTTAAAAATATATACTCGTACTCTTCTAAGCATTCTATTTTTTTGTATCTAAAGATCTCATTAAGTTTCTTTTTTCTCTCATCACATCCACAATCTTCACCTGCTACAAATTTAACAATTTTTTTAATACCAGTTGCTTCTGTAATTTTTTCAATTGTATCACCTAACCCTTTTGAGTTGTTAGCTTCAAAATTCTTTTTCCATTCTTTGTACTCCTTTGTTCTTTTGTCTCCTTTAAAGTCTTTCATAATCTTCATTTAAATAGTCTTGGTAATCATCTCCTAGTTGTAATTTTATATCTTCTTTACATTTTTTTAATGTATTAAATATAGATACCCAACTTATATTAGTTTCTTTTGCTATTTTTCTAATACTCATATCAGTATCACGATATAGCTTAAATAGTTTTTTATCATAAGGATGCCAATTTTCTACGTGTTCATCGATTAATAAGCATACTTTGTTAAATGCTTCCTCTTGTTCAACATTATCAGTATAAGTTAAATAAACATTGTCAATACTAACTTTATTTATTTTTCTTTTTGAATTGTAAAATTGATAAACTAAATTCCTTAATGTTAAAAAAACATATCCTCTATTAGCTTTACCATTAGTAATAATCCTAGTTGGATCTTTAACATACTTATGTAATAATAAATACATCTCTTGAACAAGGTCCTCAGCGTAGTCGTATTCACCTAATGTATTAACTATTCGTATCCATTCTTTGTGTTGTTTTGCTATTATGGATAACCATTGAGCCATTTTATATTATTTTAGTTATTAAAATTTTTTTGGTACAAATTTTTCTAATGGATCATATATTTCGCCTACTACAAATGGTAAGCCAAACTCGTTTACACTAAAACTAAAAGTTTCAAATGCATAACCTCTACTTCTTTTACAACTAACAGTAACCCATTCTTTATTTACCGTGTTAGCTTCTAATTCTATTTGTGTTTCTGTTTTTTTCTCTAAAAAAGATCCTAAGTGACCTGTTGGTTTTGAGCTTCCAAAATTAGAATGTATTACTGTAATTATATGACAATTGTATGTTGCACTTAATTGCATTATTTTTTGAACACACATATTAGATTCCTCTAAATTATTTACATCAGATACCAAATCAGCTATTCCATCTATAATAACTAATCCATTATTTCCTTTGTTTTGCTCCAAACAATACTCTATAAATTCAAGTCTTTGCTTGTAGCCTATAGTTCTTAAACCATAAGTATGGTAACAACCTTGATCTTTTTTTTCATTCATATCTAGAACTCTTCTAAATACTCTTTGAGCATGCCAAGATCCTTGTTCAGTATCAAAATGTAGTAAACATTCTTTTTTTCTATGACCTTTTAGTTTACCACCAAAATTGTTTTTACCACTTAAAAATACAGAAGCTAATAAAGATATAAAGAAGGTTTTTTTAGTCTTAGGAGGAGCTTGCACAAAACTGAAGTTTCCGTAAGTTCCTATTGGTATTGGGAATGTAACGTCTCCTTTTTTAGTTTTTATTGTTTTTTCACCTAAAGATAATGCTGTTGGAGGATATTCCATAATATCAGAAGTATCGATTTGACACTCTTCCTTTATAAGTTCCATTAACATATTATGTGTGGTTTGCTCTTCTGTTATCTCTTTCATTATTTTGTTTCTTTTGTTTTGTAATATATAAAAAAAAAGGGGTTTTTACACCCCAATTAATTTAAAATGGTAAATCAGCAACTTCAGCTTTAGCAGTTGGTTGAGTAGATGTTTCATTTTTATCTTCTCTTTCCGCTGTTACAATACTGCCATCTGTCCAAACTACTTTTCCATTGCCAATATATTCTTTTGGCTTTTTAGCTTCACGCTCTTCCTGTGTTTGTGAGATAGTAATTGACGCATTGTTTCCATACCTTGTTTCATCGTTAATTGTCATTGCTAAATTAACATATACAGCTCCGTCTTTTCCAGCTATAAATTTTTCTTTTGGTAATTTGTCTACTCTTAAAGAGTAAGTAATAATTGCACTCATAGTTTTAATTGTTTTTAATTGTTATTGGTTTTTTAAATGATTCTGATTCGTCTTCTCCAAATACTCCTAGTTCGTAAAAGCCTGTTAGTTTTAAAACAGCTCGGCTCATTGCTCTTTTTTCTGCCATTTCAGCAACATACCAACTATTTGTATTTCCATCTTTATAGCCTTCACCTTTTAATGCACTTCCAAAGGTTTCTATATTTGTATTACCTTTGCTTGCAATTGCTTTAAATACAGCAAAGTTTGGTTCACATCTTATTACCTCATAATTGATAAACATTTTTTCAATTGCTTGGATTTTATCTACACCTGATCTAGTTATAATAGTAAAGTGTTGATGTTTAAAGAAGTCTTCTTTTGATAAATTGTACTTTTTGTACAGTTCCATTAATTTTTCTCTGTTCATTATTTATTTATTTAAGTTATTAATTTCTACTTGTGCTTCTAAAAACTCAACTCTTTTTTGTAAAGCATCTATACGAGCGTTTAAAAAATCTATTGTATCTGCTGAGGCTGCTCTGTTTACATCTTCTGAATAAGTCATATTATATTTCTTTAAATAATTCAAAAGGGTTATCTACTTCTAATAAAAATTTTAATTCTATTACTAAGCCGTAAGGCATATCCCTAATAAACTCATAAAGTTCTAATTGGTTAACCGCATAACCAACTAAAGAAGGGTGTTTAATGTTACCTGTTTCTAATTTGTCTTTGTACTCTGGTTTTAATCTTTCAAATAAATTCATTGTATTGTTTTTAATTAATTATAAAGCAAATCTATAAAAAAAAGATTTATAAAAAAAATTATTAACAAGTTTTTTAAAAAATAATTATAAAAAAAAACCACCCTAAAAAAAGAGTGGCTTAATTTGACTGGTTAATCAGTCTAAAACAAAAACAAAGAAATTCAATACAAATATAACTATTTATCTAAGTTATCTATAAGATCTTGATACTTAGTTATGAACATTTCTAAATCTATATTATCATACTTAACTGTTTTAGTGGCTTCTATATGTAGTTCCTCAGCTAAACCATCGTAATAAACTTTGTCTAAATTCTTTGCAAACTTATATTGTTCACCATATCTAAAAACATTACAACCTGCACATTGAACTTGACAATTTAATTCTACTTTTAAATTATCCTCGTCTAAAGTTCCAAATCTTGTAGCATAATTTTTTCTACTTTGAAAATGTCCACATTGAAGTTTTTTCCAGTGATCTTGTTTACCACAAGTAAAACACTCGGCTATATCGTCTTTAGCATATCTACGTCTTATATATATACTAAAAACCTTATCTAACTTATCTACTAATTTTTTACGTTGTGTTTTTTTTGCCATTTGATTAGTTCTCCTAAGTCTTATATTTTATTTTACTTTTTATATCTATTTATTTTGTATTTGTTTTTTTTGCCTTTAAGGGCAACAAAACATTTAACTAAATGTCTAGTTTTAATAAAAAATTCAAAGTTATATATTTTATTTTAGAAAAAAAAGTAAAAAACTATTTATTTTTCCAATTCTTAGTTATCTTCTCTGCTGAACGCATTCCGAAATAACCGCCATAAACTAAAAGTAACAAGGAACTAAGTAAGTCTATCCAATCAGGAGATATTTTAAAGCCCTCTAAAGAACTATCTAATATTATATATATAAATAGTGTAGCCGTTAGAAAGGCTAGTGTTAAGGGTCTTATATTGCGTGTTAAGTAACTATCTGTATTGTTATCCGAAACCCACCTTTTTGTGGTTTCTTGCATTTCTATTTTATCAAAGTTTAATTCTTCTAA